ACTTAAATGTTTCATGGATGCGTATATTGAATGGTGCTATGACAATTTAAATTTTATTTTTACAAATCCGACCGATATACACGTAGCTGATTCAGTTCTTCATATTTTTGAAACTCGAGAAAACATTGAAGACTTCAATAAAAAAGCATTGTATATTTTTATACGAGAACGTACCGGATTAGAAACCACAAATATAACGCGCGTTGTTAAACAACTACAACAAATTTATGTAGATAAGTTTAAAGAGTATGAACAACAAAACTTCGTAAATCTGCCTTTTTGATATTTATATTAAAGGATTTACGATATGGACAAGAATGATGAACTATTCAAAGGAACTAGCTTCGCTGACTTAATGTCCGATGTCTATCACAATTCTAAAAAGAAAGATAGACAAATTAATCAATTGATAGCACAGTTGCAACCGTTAATTCGGAATGCATCTGATGCTACAGTTATAGTTCCATTAATCAAAGAATACTTAGATGTTGCAGTTAAAAATGATGACCACTTAGTCAAATTGACCGCAATTGTACAACGATTTATTTCAACTAAACAAACTATTGCAGGTGCAGATGGTCTTTTAAGTGATGAAGAAAAACAGCAACTAATGAAGATTGCTGAGAAGACTATGTCGGAAGAATTGGAAGACGAGTTAGACTCTATCACCCAAGAAGATAATGCATTACAAGCACGTATAGACCAAACAAAAGAACGTTTAGGGAAAGATATTAATGGATAATGTACAATTTCACATCGGCGAAGTGATTGCAGATGCGCATTTAGATACTTACATACGTAGTGATTATAATCAATTCGAAATTACTGTAAAAACATACACTGATTTCTATGACCGACAAGAAGTTCAAGCAATTCCATTAAACAGTAATATCAAACAAATTCCATTAGTAGGAGAGCACGTTTTAATAGTGCAAGGAATATCAGCTGAAAATAATTCACAAACAATATATCCGCAGTGGTATTATGTTTCATCATTCTCACTACATTCTGATATTAATGCTAATTTACTAAAAGGAGTTGCTCCATCAAATACGCCGTACGTTCCTAAATCATCATTTCAAGAAAAAGAAGTTTCTGTATTACAGCCATTCGAAGGTGATGTAATGATTGAAGGTCGATTTGGAAATAGTATTCGTTTAACTAGTACCGTGCAAGGAGGTTCTTATTCAGTTCAACCTAGCTGGTCAGGCAAAACAAATAGTGATCCGATTATAATTCTATCAAACGGAAAAACAAATAAAAAAGATTCATATATTGTTGAGCAAATTGATTTAGATAAATCATCACTTTATTTAACAAGTACACAGCAGATTACTAATTTAGTTTTAAACAATAAATTGCATATCGGTCGATCTGAATCAGCGTATAATCAGTCGCAATTTATTGGTACTGCTGATCGAATTATATTAACAGCTAAAACAGACATTGTAGCATTAGACTCGCAAAAAGGTATTGAATTATTAGCTCCTAGAGTAAAAATAGGTGCCGGCCCATATGAGCCAATGTTGCAATCGACTGCAACTGTTGATGCAATACAAAAAATAATACAAGTAATACAATCAGGGTTTGTTGATTCGTCAGGTGCAATTAGTACTCCGATCAATCAAGCACTAGCATCAATTGATTTATCTAAGTTAAAAAGTAAAACAATTGAAATAGACCAATGGAGAAATAGATAATGGCAATAGGGACTCAACTACCAGCTAAGATTGTGGGAACTATAGTTCCATTGATATCAACTCAAGTTAATTTACTTTCTAGCTTAGCTAATAAAATTTCAATTGATAGCTTAAACTTAGATGCATCAGTTATATGTTCAGATCCTAATGTTAAAAAAATTAAATCTGAATTACAATCATTGCAGCAATCGATTGCGAGATTAAATTCAATATTAAATAATACGAATCGTATTGCGAATATAATTCAAAAAGTAGCACTAGCTGCACGCGCAGCAAAATTATTACAATTAGCAATACCAGCAGCTCCAGGTGTGCCTACAGGTCCTGTAACAGAATTAATTAATATATTTTCTAAAATAATTGATAATTGTGCGTCTGCGGTTATATGTTTAACTGCTATAATATCAGGAACGCAAACAATATCAAATTACATTAATTCAATAATTGCTGACGTTTTAACTAAATTAGGATCTATTTGTAACACAGAAATTTTTGAGACATCAGTTGAAGTAGCTGATATTATTGAGCAATCTAATTTAGTAGGACAATACCCGTCAGAGTTTTATAATGTATACAATGTATCAGATGATGACATCGATAATAGATTTAATGTTATTTCAGACTTACTAGAAAATCAATTAAACGTAGTTGACAATTTAATAGAAGCTCCGAGTGATGTATTTAGAGGAACAACTGCTCCTAATACTAGTTTAGGTAAAGTTGATGATTATTATATTAATACAACAACATATCAGATATACGGACCGAAAACTCAAGCCGGATGGGGACAGCCCGTAAATTAATAACTACAATATTTATAATAAAATAAGTACTATGGACTATAAAATACTTTTAAAAGCACTAAAATCAGCCGTACGTGAGGTTGTAAAAGAAGAATTAACTGAGATTCTGCGTGAAGGGTTACAATCTACTATAAATGAAATGACTCAAGCAAAACCTGCTCCTAAAAAGCAAGTTAACAGATCTGCAGGACAACCTGTTTCGAAACAACGTCGACCAATGTTTGAAGATAATCGATGGGCATCTGTGTTAAATGATACTGACCCTCTTGTTGAGTCACAACCATTAGTTATGAATAATTTCAAAGAAGCAATGAATGAAGGAATGGATGAAATTCGTATGACTTCAGCAAATGCACAAGGGTTTGGAATGATGCGTCAAAATATGAAAGAAGCTATGGGAATAGCTCCATCAGCTCCACAAGTAATGGAAGATCCGGAAACTGGCAAAACATATGAAGTTGCTCCAGAAGTTCAACAAGCATTAACAAGAGATTATTCAGCTTTAATGAAAGCGATGGATGCTAAGAAAGGCAGATAATGGCTTATAAAATAGTAAGTATTAATGAAATAAATAATGAAAATCCTAACAATGCAATTGGAATTAATTTTCCTTTTAATGGACCAGGTGGCATTTTTTCATCAACATTTACTACAGTTGATCAAGCTGTAAGCAATCTTAAAAATTTGCTATTAACAGCTAAGGGTGAACGAATTATGCACCCATCATACGGAACAGATTTACCTAGGATATTATTTCAACCAATTGATGATTTGCTTAAACAAGAAATTGATAATATAATAACACAACCTGTTAATGAATGGTTACCATATATACAAATTAATGATATTGACGTTATAACTGCAGTAGAAGATCCGCTTCTTTTATATAATGTTAAAGTTGTAGTATCATTCGGAATACAAGGAACATTAACTGAGCAAGAAAACAACACTATTACTATTTTTGCTAGCGATAATCAAATAATTTTAAGTTAAACTATGGAAACTAAAAAAAATATATCATATCTAGGTAAAGACTTTGGACAATTTAGACAAAATCTAATTGATTTTACTAAACAATACTTTCCGAATACATATGCAGATTTTAACGAATCATCTCCGGGGATGATATTTTTAGAGCTAGCAGCATATGTAGGGGACGTATTATCATATTATACAGATAACAATCTCAAAGAATCTTTATTAGATCAAGCATCTGAAAAAAGTAATATATATGATCTAGCTAACATGTTAGGATATACTCCGAATAATGTTGTTCCTGCATATGTTATGTTAGACGTTTTTCAATTAGTCCCAGCAATTGGAACGGGCTCAGCAGTACAACCTGATTTTAATTATGCATTATCAATTAAATCAGGAATGCAGATTAAACAAAATAATGGAACAGCTGTTTTTAGAACGTTAGACAGTGTAGATTTTTCATATTCATCTTCTGCAAATCCTACCGAAGTTACTATATATGAAAGCAATCCGACAACTAAATTGCCAACATATTATTTATTGAAAAAACAAGTTAAAGGCGTATCTGGAACAATTAAAAAATCATCATATACATTTTCTAGTCCGGTTGCGTATGATAAATTAGTTTTACCTGATACTAATATTATCGAAGTAATTTCTGTAACAGAATCAGATGGAGATAATTGGTATCGAGTTCCATATCTAGCTCAAGATACTATATTTGAAGACGTTCCTAATTTAGCAGAAAATGACCCGGATTTATATCTGTATAGATCATCTTCTCCTAGTTTGCTTAAAATGAAAAAAACAGCAAAACGTTACATAACGAGATTGCGAAGTGATGGTAAATTAGAATTACAATTCGGAGCAGGGATATCTGACAACAATGATGAAGAAATTGTACCAAATCCAGATAATGTAGGAAACGGTTTAGCTGGATTTAGACGATCAATTGATATTGATATAGATCCATCTAATTTTTTATATACTAGAACATATGGTCAAGCTCCATCAAATACAACACTTACCGTAACATATACAATCGGAAATGGTGTTTCTGATAATGTCGGTCCAAATGTATTAACTGAGATTAACTTCGTTGAATATAATGAAGATATCAATGCTAATATTAATGCTGGCACTGTTAACTTTGTAAAAACTACTTTAGCTGCAAATAATGCGACTGCTGCAAATGGAGCTAAGACAGCAGATACAGTTCAAGATATAAAAAATAATGCATTAGCAAATTTTGCTACTCAAAATAGATTAGTAACGCGCGAAGATTATATAATACGTGCTTATTCTATGCCAGCTAAATATGGTAGCGTTGCAAAAGCATATATTGTTCCTGATGATCAACTCTCTCAACAAGATTATCAAGAAACTAGAATTGCTAATCCGTTAGCCATGAATATGTATATTCTAGGATTTAATGAAACTAAACAATTGGTTGAGTTAAATCAAGCAGTTAAAGAAAATTTAAAAACATATTTAGATCATTATAGAATTTTAACAGATGCAGTTAATATCAAAGACGCTTTTATTATTAATATAGGATTAGATTTTGAAATTTCTGTATTACCTAATTATAATAGTAACGAAGTTTTATTGCGTTGTATTAATGCATTAAAATCATTGTTTGATATTGATAAATGGCAAATAAATCAACCTATAATTAAATCAGATATTACTACTACATTAGCTAATGTTAGTGGAGTTCAATCTGTAGTTAACGTTACATTATCAAATTTATTCAACTCTGCGTTCGGATATTCTGGAAATGTTTATGACTTAAGTTCTGCGACTAAGAATGGGGTAGTTTACCCATCACTAGATCCTAGTATTTTTGAAATTAAATTTCCAAATCAGGATATTAAAGGCCGTGTTGTAAATTATTAAGGAAAAATAAATGTTTAGAATATTTTATGCTGAAAAAGATACGACATTGTATGAGGCATACCCAACGTATAATACGGGATTAGATGAAATTATAGAAATCGGAAAACGTTTAAATACTGAAGGGTCTACTTTATTAAAATCTCGAGGAATAGTCAAATTTGATATGTCCGAAATTTCAGCATCGTTAGCAACGTATGGAAAAACCGTAAATGATTGTAAATTTGTATTACAATTATACACATCACATGCAAAAAATCTACCATCCGAATATTCAATTTATTCAAAATTAGTAGCACAAGATTGGATTAATGGTACTGGTAACGTATCTGCACTAACAACAGACGGTGCTTCTTGGGACGGGCCACAAAGTGGGTCTGCGTGGATATCGTCGAGTCAGCAATATCAAATCGGAACTAGTACATTATATGCATCGGGTTCGGGTAACGGTGGTTCGTGGATGTTTCAGTCAGGATCGGGAAGTGCTGCAGGATTAATTACATCTGAGTCATTTTCTTATCGTACAACAGACCTTAATATCGATGTTACTGATTCTGTAAAAATTTGGATGAGTGGCAGTGGTGGTGCGACAATTCCTAATTACGGATTTTTATTACAATTATCAGATGCAGACGAAGCTAATGATAATGTGCAAGGATATATAAGTTATTTTAGTCGAGATACACATACAATCTATGTGCCTAGATTAACGATGTATTGGGATAACAGCACTTTTACAACGGGTTCGCTAGCATCTGTTGATTTAGAGTCATTTGTAATTTATACCAAGGTTAAACCGGCTTATAAAGATACTGAGATAACTAAATTAAGAATTTATTCTCGAGATAAGTTCCCGCAAAAATCGCCGTCGAATTTATTCCCAGAACAAACAGTTAAATATTTACCAACTACTACATATTATGCAGTATATGATGCAGCTACAGATGAAGCTATAATTCCGTACGATGATATTTATAATAAAGTTAGTTGTGATAGTACTAGTAATTTTATCTATTTAGATATGAACGGATTTATGCCAGAGCGTTATTACCGTTTAGAATTAAAAATCAAAAATGGATTTACAGAACAGTACATTGACGACCAAATTTATTTTAAAGTAGTTAGATAATGGCAGATAAATTAAGTTCAAATACAAATCGTACTTTCAAAAAATTCGATCCGATTTCATTAGATCAACAAGCTCGCTATCAACAAGATGGAATAACATATATTTCAAATGATACGAATATTATTCCTCGCGATGAGGCTGGTAATATTCAATTGAGTGAAGGGGCAACTAATAATCCGTTATTAATTATTGATTCAGTTACTGAGCGTATTACAACTAAATCTGCATTACGCGTATTAGATACTAGATTTGAATATTATAAATTCCCAGTACAAGTTAAAGCAACTACAACGGGCTCAGCTACTTTTGATTTAACTGGATCTGAATTTGATTTAATATATGCTCGATATAAACCTAGTGAGAATCGAGTTATTAATGCTGGCGGAGAACCTTCTGGCATACTAATGGATGAAGTTGTAGACGGAGTCCCTCAAACTGTAACAAATTCATATTACATTACGAAAGAAATTAAAAATTCTGGTGCTAATCTTCGTATACGAGTTAAATTATCACATAGATTTTCATCAGATGATTTAGGAGGTTACGGAACAGCATATTTTACCATAATGCGAAACGGACCGAATAAAACGCTTGATCGATATTATAGACCTGTACAGATTACAGGTACTGGTAATGAAGGAAACGAAACATATGCAAATGGTCGAGCAGTTCCAGGAGAAGAATATGTTTTCGGAGCAATTGCTCCAGGAGAAACTCAAAACTTATTTATCAATGAAATAATTTTGAATTCGGAATTTGAAATTGGAGATACTTTTAGCGTAGGTGCATATGCTGGGCAAGCTGAACAACATTCAATAATTTCGGAACAAACATATATGGTAATTACGGACGCAAGTAAAAATGTTGATGAATGGAATCAGGAAATTTGATAAATGATAACACAATATAAAAATATCGAACAAATTAATTCTGCTACAAAATCAGTGACAGCTTCTAGAATATCGAAGTCAAAAACAGATTTATTTAGTTATAATGCAGAATCTAAAGTATTCCCGATCCGCACGCGCAACACTTCTGATATTCAATTAGAATTGCATATGTATATAAATGATACTTGGATAACGGGTAATCATCGTGTACAACAAAGATCTAAAATACCAGAATATACAGATGCTGTAACTAAGAAAAAAATACGTATACCTAATTCACCAATTGCAATAGATTTGTATAATGAGTTTGATCAATTAAATCTTACTTCAGGCGAGTTTAACATCGTTGTTAACTTTTTTAAAAATTTAATTGGTAGTTACGATTTACAACATCTTAGAATAGATGATATATCTCCGGACCGTACTGAAATACGACTTCGAGCGATTGATGATAATAATCCAGAATTTTTACAGCAATTAACAACATATATTAATACAGTTAATCATACAACTGCTGAATGGCATAAATCATATGTATTAAATTTTAGTAGAAATCAAACGTTTCTATTTGTTAATAGTGTAGTAATTGGAGATTATGTATATATTAAATTGCAAGATCCATTACCAATTGAATTTGATATAGATTTTAAATGTTGGATCGTTGAAGAATTAAAATCTCCGTACCTAGATAAAGTAGCAATTACTCCATTAACATTACAAACTCAATTTAAAACATTAGCTAATCCAAATTGGAACGCAAATGCTACATATAATACATCAACTGATACTGGGTTAAAAGCGTGGAACGATTTATTAGGATCATCTGTACAGACTTCGCAGCAAATTGTTGATTCATATTTTTCTGGCAGTTTAGCCGGAATGAAATTAAATATTGATTATTCAGATTTTAATAATTTCGTATTTTATAGTTCTGCTACTGAAAGATTGGAGAATTTTAAATATAAATTAGAACTATTAGAATTTTATGCATCACAAAGTATAGCTGTATCACAATTATCAGGAAGTGTTGCAACAACAAATGCTACTGATTATTCAACTAATAGTACAAACTTAATAGGAGGATTTGATGAATTTGAGCGTTATTTATACTATCAATCATCATCAATATTATCTACATATCCAATTCCGCACGAATCTCCGACAGTTGCTAGATTAACTGGCAGTTATATAATGCCCGTACCTAAAACTAATTCTACAGTACCATATACGTTAACATCTACTACTAGTACAACGTTCCAATATTGGTATAGTAATTTGTATGAATCGGCTTCACTATATGATACATTCAATTATAATGCATTGCGAAATGCGTTGCCGGAACATATAAAATATGATACTACAAATGAAGGAGTTACTACCTTTGTTAATATGTTAGGACATCATTATGATATACTTTATACATATATCAATGAAATGACTAAGATTAACAAACGTGAAGAAAATCCTAAGTTAGGTATGCCAAATGAATTATTATATTCTGTAGCTAAACAATTTGGATGGAATTTAACG